CACCACTACCTTTATTTTGAAAAACCATTTTACCTGCGTCAGATATAGCAACTTCAGTTACCCAAGTAGTACCACCATCATTACTATAAATAAGAGTGTTTGTGTTTGCCAACTTTGATATTTTAAACCAACAAGAAAATGTCCATTTATTATTATCTGTTGGTGAACCTGATAAAGTTTTTGTTAAAAAAGTTGTAGCCATTAATTAAATCCTCCTGAGCCTGTTGCACCAAATGTGCTTGTTAGTGTAAATACTCTATCTGCTGTTTGGTTTTCTACATCAGTTGCTCTTAAAGTAAAAGTATATGTAGTTGGTGTAATTGAACTACCACCGAAATCTGTTGTTGTTATAACTCCTGTTGAAGAATTAAGTGAACAATTAGCTTGTCCTGAAGCAGTAAGTATAGATGTAGTTTCTGAATAAGTTATTGTTGAATCAGAAGTAGCGGCTACTGTTACAACATCTCCTGAAAAATTACCAGCAATACTTCCTAATGAACCTGAAGCTGTTGACCATGTAGGAGCTGTACTTGCAGTTATAATTGCATTAGTACTTCTTCCTGCATTACCATCATTGTTTTCTACTCTTACATAATAAGCACCAGTAGCTATATTAGCTGTTACTGATAATGATGTTGCACTTGTAAATCCTACAGCACCAGCTCTTGTAATAGCTCCTGTGTCTGATTTAATAAATTCTACTATTGGTATTGATATAAAACCTGTACCTGTAATATTGAATGTAACATTAGTAGCAGGTGCTACAGTTTGAGATACATTCGCAACTGTAGGTTTTGCTTCTACTGCATCTACCCAACTTAATTGATTGTTGGTATTTCCATTAGTAGCAAGTACTTGTCCATTTGTACCAACTGATGTTGGAAGAACTAAATTATATGATTGAGCTGCAGAATGTGCTGGTCCAGCTAATGAAACACCATGAGTATTTTGTGAGCAATTTAAAACTATCTTTCCATCTGCTGATGAACCATCACCTTTAATAATTAATCCAGGCGTAAATTCTGTTTTAACATTTGTTATAGTATCTGCATTTACCTTATCTGTAGTTACAGCATTAGTATTTAATTTAGATGCAATTACAGAATCATCAGCTAACTTTCCTGATGTTATAATCCCATCCTGAATATCGCTAGATTGTATTATTGAATCTGCAGGTTTCTTACCAACGTATGCCATTAATTAATTCCTTAAAATTATGCTGAGATAGTATCTACAACACTTGTAATTATATCAACAGATGAACCTGCAGAAGCATAAGCTTCAACTGAATCACCAGTTTGTAATACAACTTTAGAGCCACCATCAATTAATTCTAAAGAACCACCTGTAGGGATAGGTGCATCTTTAATAATAAAATATGTGTCACTTCCATTTTTAACATAGACAGAAATATTAACTGCAATACCAGAAGTGTTTGCACATCTAATACCTATGATAGCATCATCTGAATTAGCTGTTGCTCTCAATACTGTTGGAGAACCAACTAAAGTTATGTCTTGTTTTAAATATCTTTCGAAATCTTGTGCCATAGAATTATCCTAATTATACCATTTATATTGTTTATTGTCAACAACTATAAAGCTATTGCCATTGCTACAGCAAATCCATTAGTTGCTTTTGCATCTATCTGAGTTTGTATAGCTGAAGTTACACCATTGATGTAACCAAATTCAGTATTATCTACTGAACCATCTCCTACTAGATTAGCATTTAATCTAGCACTTGAATCTATTGTAGGTTGTTTACTATCTATTTGTGTTTGAGCATTAGATGATAAACTATTAATAAATTGAAATTCTGTACTTGTAACTGAACCATCTGCAATTTTAGTTGTATCAAGAGCAGCACCACTTTTAATATTAGCATTAGCTATATTAGTAAGGGAGTTACCTGTAGCATCTACATCAATTGTTTTATTAGTAAATGTAGTTGTACTAGAAGCTGTAACATCTGAGTGAGCTTGTCCATCTACATAAGCTTTAATTGCTTTTGCAGAAGCCAAAGTATTATCACTAGCTGAAACACTTGCTAAGTTTGTATCAAGAACACCTGAAGCTAAATCTGCAACTTCAAGATTTGTAATACTATTACCAGTACCATTTGCATCTATTGTTTTATTTGTTAATGTATCAGTTGAACTTGTTGTAATTAAACCAGTTGTTAATGTACTTAAATTTACATTATTACCATTACTAATTGTTAAAGTTGGTGTTGAAAAACTTAATGTTTGATTGTCTGTTTCTGCAGTTAAATAACCTGTATCATTTGTCCATTGTGATATATTACCTGCTTTATTAGTAAAAGTTTGTGAACCAGCTAAAGTAGCAACTGTTGCATCAATAGCTATATCATTTGCATTAGCTGTAATACCTGTACCACCTGCAACATTTAATGTTACATCTCCTGATGTACCACCACCTGTTAAACCAGTACCAGCTACTACTGAAGTAATATCTCCAGTTGGTATAGTTGCTACTTGAGTATCAACATATGCTTTAATAGATTGTTGTGAAGCAACTGCTATAGCAGAATTAGATGACATATTATCTTCATCTTTAAAAGCTGTACCACTAATACCAGTATCTAAAACTGGGCTAGTTAAAGTTTTGTTTGTTAATGTTTGAGAACCTGTTAATGTTGCAACTGTAGAATCAATTGCAAATGTCATTGTTTGAGCAGAACCTGTAGTATCTATACCAGTACCACCAGTTAAAGTAAGTTCTTGAGTATCTAAATCAATTGATTGATTACCACCAGTATCACCTTCAAAATCTAAATCAGAACCACTAACTTGTGCATCAACATAAGTTTTAATTGCTTTCGCACTAGCAAGTGTATTATCACTTGCAGATACTGTAGTTAAATCTGTATCTACATCTGTAATCGAAGTAGCTGTACCAATAGTTAAAGCATCTAAAGTTACTGTACCATCAAAGAAAGCATCTTTATATTGTAAGCTTGATGTACCTAAATCAATATCATTAGTAACAATAGGTTTAATTATACCATCTTGAATATTAATTTGATTAACTGAATTACCACCAACTTTAACATTAAATTCTAAATGATTGTTAACAGAATCTATAAGAATTTTGTTTAAAGGTGTAGTTAAATTTGAATCTCCAATTAATCCAATAACTGGTCCTTCAGCAGCTGTACCATCATGTTTATGTCCTGAAGTATTATTAAAGGCTGCTAAAATTTGATTGTATTCATTATTAAATAATGATGCGGTTACTGTATCGCCATCATTAATAGAACTCTGTCTAGTATATCCTGCCATATTATCTTCTTCCTCCTGCTATGAATGAAACAAACATTCCATTTACTGAATAAGGTGCATTAGTATCATCACTAAAAAATTTAAAGTTATTAGAAAAACCACTTCCAGTTACTAATATACTTTTGTTTGGTAGTGTTGTTGCCCCAAATGTTGAACTTGCAAAAATTGCTGTACCAAATAATGAAGCTGAACTTAAATTCCCAACCGAAAAGTTACCAGGTTGCGGAACTTCTGCATCTTGAAAATCATATCTAATTCTTAAATTTAAACTATTCTGAGTTCCCTCAGGTTCTATGTTAGCTTTTACTTTATATAAACTTTTTCTTAAACCATTATCTCCATAATCCATATCAGGTGTTTGAAATTCTGCTACAACATTTGTACCATTAAAACTATTACCTGTATCATGTTGATAAATATAACCTGTTTCATCAGCATGAAAAATAACTTCTGTACCTGAACTATCTAAATCTGAAGTGCAAACTGTTACTGGTAAACCTTTTGTTTGACTCCATTCAAATGCTGGTATGCCTTCTGCATTATATTTAAATGTTCCTATAATTCCTTTTTGTCCTGAATCAGCTTGACCTGATTGATAATAAAATAATCTATATTGACTTCTTTCTCGAATAACAATACTAGATATTGTATAACTAGCAAAGGTATTTAATAAATCATTTATAACTGGTAGAATTTTTCTACTAATAGAACCTAATTCTACATCATCAATTCTAGCTGTACCAGCAACTGTTCTTAATCCATCAGGTGCTAAGAATATTAAATCTCCACCAATCTCTTGAATTGAGTTACCACTTACACAACCAATATTTTTTGTAACTGATTTAAGTATAGCGGTTGAGTCAAGGTTTGTCAACTCATAAATACTATTTTTACAAAAAATAACTAAGCTATTTCTAAAAACTTTTATGCCAGTTACTATATCTCCAACATTTATTGACCCTGCTGAAGACCCTTCAAAATTATAAGGTTCTAATCTTGAACTATAAGAAACAACACTTGAATTAGCTGTTTGTCCTGATACTATTAATCTTTCTGCATACTTTTCAATTAAAGAAGCTCCAATAGGAGCAGCTCTATTAACCTCATCAAAGTGGTAGCCATCAGAATCAATTTTAAATTCACCTACTTTATTTGTTCCATCTACTAAATATATTGTTCCATTAGAACCTTGAGATTCAAATTTAACAAACTGAACATTTTGTTGTCCTGTTCTTGGAATTGTTGTAGCAGCAGCTAAATTTCCTGAAGCTAAACCATTTTTTTTTATACTTTGATTAGAGGCTGCAGTAATTACTGTAAAATCTAAAGTTAATATTGTATTACTTGTTATTGATAGAACTCTATATGAAATATTATTAATTTTAATTTGATTACCAATTACAAACTCTGAAGTAAATACTGTATTAGTTCCTGTTACTGTTGCTGAACCTGCGGTAACATTAACTGTTCCTGTTTTTGTTACATATGTATCTTTATTAATTTGTACATAAGATGTTCCATTGTTACTCCAAAATAAATTTGTACCTTGAGCAACTAAAACTCCATTATAATAATTTTTAATACCATGGATTGTATCTGTACTTACTCCACTTGGAATTACTGAACTACCTAAACCCCATTTTTGAAATCCACTTATTCTTCTATAACCGCCTGTTGTAGAAGATTCAAAATTTTGTAAAACTGTTGCCGCACCTGGAGTTCTAAATAAAGCATGAGAACTTGAAACTAAATCCAAACCGCCTTGTATAGTAATTGATGCTCCTTGTGTAGGCATTAATATTCCTTAGTATAAGTATGTGAATCTAACGTCTGACATATATTCAGGTTGAGGTGAATTTAATTGGTCAGCCATATTTTGTAATCCTTTTTTATATTCATCTAAAGCTAACTGTGATTGTGCAATGTTATCTTTAAATTGATAAATATAATATCTAGCTCGTGCTAGTAAAACTGGTTTGTATTGTTCAGGAAATAAAACTTTATCTGTATCTGCTACTAATTCAGCAGGTCTATCATAAGCAAAGAAATATATTCGATAAACTTTATTAGGGATAGGAGATAAACCAAATCGTCTTCCATCTGAACTTCTTAGTACTCTTGTTGGTACTCCATATGTTTGTGAGTTAGCTTTGTTAGTTTCTTCTGCCGCAGCATAAGTACTTTTCCAAGTTGATAATGTTGTGAATGCTAATTTGTTAATTGCAAAGGGTGCTGTTTCTCCTGAGACACCTTCTTCTGTTGAAGTAAAATCAGACCAATTAACTGAATCATAATCAGCATCTACAGTAGATGAACTTGGTTTCATTAAATACCATCTTGTTCCAGCTACAGTTTCAACAAATGTATTACCATAATATTCGTTTTGAGGTGCAGCGGTTTTTAACCACGACCACTCATCTACAGCATCTACAATATCAAAGTAAGCTCTATTAACACAATTAGATACAAATTTTTGTACTCCTAATCCTCCTGATACTGTTGTTACTTCAGGTTCATTAATTTCTACGAGTAACTCGTTAGTCATTGATAAATAAGTTTTAGCCATATGTTAACAGTTCCATGCTCTTAATGCTTTATTAATTCTTAAATTTGGGTCTCTATAATTTTATTATATTATAATTGCAAGTATAATAATTATACCAATTATAACTACTTCAATTTTATGTTCATCTATAAAATGCTGAACTTTATTTTTTAAAATTTTTATCATTATTTCCATATTTTCTCCTATTAATGGTGGGGGTATATTTCAACCCCCATTCATATTAGTTATGTGTAACTAAGTATTTCTGATTATACTGCGTAGATTAATCTACCAGTAACTTCAGGTCTTAATACTTTTCTACCCCATACCATCAGACCTCTAACAATGTCAGAGAACGTACCTGTGTCTCTAACAGTTTCTACTTTATTCATAGAACTAGCACAAGCTGTTCCTGAAATATGTCCGAACAAAGCTACTGGAGCTGTTGCTGAACCTGCAGGAGTTGAACCTGATATGTTGTTAGTTGACAGATTGTTTGATTTATACATTTGGAATCCTCTTAGAAGTCCACTTGCAACTAAACCATTTCTGATAGAACCTTGTCCAGCATTAAAGTCAATAGACATTAATTTAGACGCAGAGTTAGATAGTGAGTTGTACCATTCAGGTGCAGCTACGAACCATCTACCATCTTCAGGTGCGTTATTTTCATCTAGTTCTTTAGCCATTAGAGCCATTTGATTTACAGGGTCTACTTTAGAACCTCCGAATCCTATGTCAATTGGCGTACTTACTGTACCCATACCAGCAACTATACCACCTGTGCCTTCAGCACCTGCGTTAATTGCCGCTAAGACGTTACCATCCATTGCATCTCTCAAAGCATAAGCAGCTTGGTCAGCGGCTACAGCTTGAAAGTTTACATGAGAGAATCTCTTCTCTAGGTCGTCAATCTTAAATGAAAAAGATTTAGCTTGGTCTACTGTTAGAACAAGTTCTTGGTCAGTTAAGGCAGTTGATACGACAGCTAGACCTCTTGTATAGTCAGCTGTTGCGATTTGAGGTTCTTTGATGATGTTTACTGTATCACCAAAGCTAGATATTTCACCCATGTAGTCTGTATTACAGACTGCTTCTGCTACTGCAGCTTTTCTGAGTGCGATTTGTACTTTCTTTGAATAGACTTCAGGTATAAAGAAACCATTAGTTTGACCACTTACACCTAATCCAAAGTTATATGTTGAACCACCAGCGAATTTTGCCATGATTATTACTCCTTTGTTTGTTGTTAATAAAAAAAAGAAAAATTAATTATCTAATTCTTCCTTCACGTTGAGCTTTTACAATATCTTTTTCATACTGCATAAACTCTTCGTCTGACATTTTAGCAATATCAGAACGACTAAAGATTACTTCCTTTGAATTAGGAGTTTGTATTTGTTCAGTTGTTCTAACTAACAAATCAGCTCCCTCTTGTTCAGGTTTCTTCTTTGTGGTTTTTTTATCAATCACAAGACCTCGGTCCTTCTTATATAAATCAATTGCTCTTGCAGCAAGTGTGCCATCAGAATTATTCTCATAAATCCATCTTTTAATTTCCATTGGTTGAGTATCTGCCCAGCCATGGAAGTCATCAGATTCTTTGATTTGCTCAAAGTCAGGATGATGCTTAGAAAGTTGTAACTCTGCTTCACGTTGTTGTAAAGTAGTGTTCGTCTTTTTTAGCAAGTCTAATTCATCTTGCATTCCTTTTATCTCAGTTTGAGATTGCAAGTGAGATACAGTTTCCACAACTCCATATATATCAGGATAATCTGTTTTAAAAGCATCTAGCTCTTCTTTAGATTTAGGTGGAGTATATTTAGGTCGATTCTCTTTAAGTTGTACTTTAAGGTCTTCTTCCGTCTTATTCCAATCACCCAGTTTCCTGTCATAATATCGTTTAAGGTCGTCATATCTTTTTTTATAATCGACTTTTTTATAAGGATTAGATTCTACATTTAATGCAGATTCTTGAACCTTATCCGTAGTAGCTGAAGTATCTTCGGTAACATCATCAGGGTTGCTATTAGCAGTAGCTGCGGATGTATCTTGGTCACTTTCAGGGTTTGGTGTAAACAAACCAGTATCAGCATTAGTAAAATGTTTTGGCATATTTTCTTCTTTGTGCCAAGATTTTCTTTTGTTGTAAGGGTTTGATTCGGCTTCTTGTTTTTGTCCTTCTTCGTTCTTACTCATGTGTCCTCCTTTAGGGCTTCTTTTAACTTTTGAAGGTAGCTAAAATTGGTAATGTTTTTGAAACGAAGCTACAAGGGTTTATAATAAATTATAAAGTAGCTTGTCTATCCGTAGAGCTTACCTTCTCTACAAATTCTTTTATACTATCTCTTGTTCTTCTACTTGAGATTGAATACCATTATCATATTCGGATTCGGCTTTTTCCATCATTTGTCGTAATTTCTCTACACCAATATTCTTAACTGCTTTGGCTGTGATAACAAATTCTCCGTCTGATAAAAGTGCTGGGATAGAGTCTGAAGTTCCTGTTCCTGGTCCTTCAACTTCTCCATCTTCTGTAAATTCTGTTGCAACTAATTTAGGAAGTATTGCTTCTAGTTCAGGATGCATTTCAATTGCCATATCTAAAACTGATTCTTCTTCTTCTGATAAAGCAGAAGTATCAATAATTGCATCTACACCTTCCATATCATCTTCTTCTTCCATGTCTTCATCTATTGCTATTTCGTCTTCCATACCAAAAGGTTCTAATAAGGAAGTTTCTTCTCCTATAGATTCATTCATTGAATCTTCAATAGATGTATCTGTAGGTTCTTCTATAATTTCTTCATCTTCAATTGTTTCGTCTTCAACTAAATCACCTTCTGCATAAGCTTGATAGTCAGGTCGTTGATTATATTTTCCTTTATCACCTACAATTCCGCCTAAAGCTTTTTCTTCAATAGGAGTTTTAATTGCTTTTGATGCATTATAATTTTCTAATTCCATTGTTTGTTGTTCAGTTAAATCTAAACCTGATTCTTTCATAGCAGTTAACTGTTCCATTTTTTTTGCAATTACAATTTCTTTTGTAGATAGTTTACCTGTATTATATTTAAGTCTATCTGTTTTGCCACCATGTTTAAATCTTGTTCTATCTTTTGATAAAACTCTTTGAGGCAATCCTTTTCTTGCACTAGTAGGAGTAGTTACATCATAAGCTGAAATACCATCATCTGATGTATCTTGTTTTGCGATATAAGGAGGCATGGACATTAATCCACCTGTAGCCATTTTAATTGCTTTAATTTTTTTCATAAGTTTCCTTTAGTCCTAGTATAGAAATAATTATTAAGATTGTCAACAACTATTATATTATTGTTCTTTTACAATAGTTCTTACTTGATTAGGCAGGTTCTTCAACTTGTCCAGTAAATTCCATTTCCCCTGGCATTGATACATTGCCTGGTCCGATTGAGCCTTCGCCATTTCCTGAGTTGTTTGTTGCTGGATTTTGTTGAGGTATTGCTCCATTACTTTCCATTGCTCCGAGTTGACCATCAGGAGAAGTTGTTGGGCTAGTTCCTTTGTTAACATTTTGTTGTCCTATTATCTTAGCATAGATTTCTGCTTCAGATTTTGTGTTCATAATTTCTTCAGGGTCTAAATCTAAAGAATAAGCTAATTCTTTTATTACTTCTGACATCCTAACAAATGGTGCAATAGCAGGATTTTGTACTGTTTGTAAGAACATAGTTAGTCTTTGAGACCTAACTTCTTTCTTCATTAAACTAGAACTACCTGTTGCTCTGATTTCTAAATCACCACTAATTGGTAAATCACCTTCATAGAATTGCATATTCCATTGGAACATTGCTTCTCCTAAAGGTTTAATTAATTGGTCGTCAATATTTTTTATTACTGTTTTAATATTTAAAGAAGCCGCACCCATCAACATTGACATTCCTGATGCAGTTCTTGTCATACTTTGCACACCTGTTTGTCCATGTGAATAAGATGGTAAACCAGTAGATTCATCTGCTAGTTGTCTAAACTTATCAAACATCTGCATATTTTCTACAGCAGTATTTGGAAACTTTAATCCATAAATTGATTGTCCTGGAACACCAGCTTGTCGTTTAAAAATCTTACCAGGAAATACTTCCATAGTTTGATTAGAAGCTAATGCTGATTCATCAACATCAAATACTAAGTTACCTGCTAATGCTAAATTATCAATTGCCATTCTTGCATGACCATTCATAATTTGTTGAGCATCATCCATGTTTTCAGGAACACCTATACCAAAGAATGCATAAGGATTTTTTTCATATACAAAAGATTGATAAGGATTTCTAAAAGGTTTAAAAGGATTTTCTACAATTCTAATTACTTTATCTCGAACCATCCATACATTAACCTGTACTTCTGCTGAGTCATCTATTTCTTCATCAATATTTAATCCTTCTTCTCTTGCACTTAATGCATCTATAGTTCCCCAATATTCTAAAACTTCAAATCTACTACTTTCTAAAGTATTGTAGGAATTTTTTTCTAAATCAATATCTGTTTCCCAAGATTTTTTAACATACTTAGCACCCATCTTTAAACATTCCATAATAGCTTCCTTATCAAAGAAAGGTCTATTTTTTAAATCTAAAAATTGATGTCTATTTAATCTATGTCTTTGAATTACATATTCACATTCTTCCATGCTTCTAGCATTAGGGTCAGGGTAAAAATCCCACACACTAACAAATTCTAGTTTAGGTACTTTAACAATTTCAGGTTGATATTCTCTTGCATTACCATTACCTGATTCACCATATTTATGTAAAGTTTTATTATAAGTAAAAGGTCCTTTAATAATTCCTGTTCCTAATAAACAAGATTCAAATATTGCATTTCGTAATTCAATGCTACCATTTGATTCTTCTATTTGGTCTAATATTAATTTTTGTAATCTTCTTGCTGCAATTTCTGCAGGTTTAACTTGAGGCATATCAATAGTAGGTGCATGACCTTCTGTTAAATCTGCTTCTTCATATTCTTCTTCTAAGCCACCTAAAAATTTTTTATCTAAATTATTAAAGGTTGCACCCTTTGGTAAATCTCTACCATCACCAGGAAAACCTAAAGCAGAATCAGGTGTAATATTGTTTGACTCTAAACCTTGTCCTGGAACATAATCCATATTCCCTTCGATACCAGGATTATTATTATCTCCCATTTGTTCTTTTAATGGATTTAGATGTGCATATTCTGCTATACCCTCAGGTACTCTTGTTTCTTGAATAGTTAATGGAAATTTGTTTGCACCAAATAAGACATCTATTAATTGTCCATAAGCTGCTAATACTTTTGTTTTTGTAATCTTAACAAAGACTCTTGATTTCTCATGGTCTCTAAAAGCTACATTTTTAAAATACTTACCACGATAATTATGAAAAGCTTGTAACCATCTGTTTTCATCATCTTCTCTAGTAGATTCTGCTTCAGAAAATTTATTATTTATATTTAAAACTAATGCTGAAACTTTGTCTTGTTCCTGCATATCTTCATTTTGAGCTTGAGGTCGTCTTTCGTCATAAGTAGCCATATATTAAACCCTTTTAAATTTACTGCAATATATATAATAATAACAGTTTTATTAACCCTTGTCAACAATCTTCTTGATATTTATGATAACATTATTAGGTATGATAGTTACACATCCTATTTCTTCTATGTCTTTATTTTCATCTTCGGCATAGTCTCCAAAAATTTTAGTAATTCCCTTGCTTTGATTTAGTAAATGTCCTTTAGTAATACAGACCGCAAGTTCCATTTCTTTCAGCTCTTTAATAGAAATCCAACTTGGGTCGGAAACAATATCATACCATTTGCATTCTACTAATGGATAGTTAAGTAAATCGCTGTCTACTTTGCTTTGTTTTAACTTTAATTTTGTTTTATTTATCATTTAACTATTCCTTTGTTTCTGACTTTTTTTTAGTCTCATCACTAAGTCCTTGCTTTGCTTTACCATAAGGTTTAAACTCACCTGACCCACTTATTGCTTGTTCTTTGCACCAATCGGTAAACTGGTCTTTCATTCCATTACTATCTGAGTATCTAGTTGTTTTTATTTTAAATACTTGTTCTATATGTTTTTTCTTAATATATTTTATTAATTGTTCGTATGACATTATCTTATCATATTCCTCATTTGTATTTTTATCTATGAATGTATATAATGGCATTATAATATCTTTCCTTTGTTTTTACC